ATATCTTGTTGCATCATTATCATTTATATAAATAGCTCTATAAGTTAAGTCGTTAGCTAATGCCTTTATATCACAATATAAAACACCCTCTGTACTATTTACACTTGCTTTAGAATTGTTACAAGTTTCAGCAGCTCTTGTGATAGTTGTTCCTGCCGTTTTGATGTACGAAGTAGCAAACGCTTGTTGCTCAAACATAGCTCCCCAAATATAAAAACCACTATTTACATCTCCTGTATAATTTTCAAATCTTGCAGACACATTGGTCAAAATATTACACACGCCAAAATTCATTGCTTCAGATGCCCCTGTAAATGTTCCTGAACACCTGTACCATCCATTACCATAATTTTCTATTTTAGTAGAAGTATATGCTCCACCAAAGTTGGCTGTAGTTCCATTTAAAATGTCAAAATTTGCGTAACCTGAAGCACCACCTCCTTTAGTAAATTGCACATATTGTCTGTTTTTATATTTTACAAATACTGAAAAGGTGTAAGATGCTACAGAAGTTGTATAATTAAAAAATACAAAATGACTATTATTATCAGTCGTTTCTGCCTGAAAGGATGCACTTAACGTTCCATCAGGAGAAGTTATTTGATTAGTTGTAATAGTTGCTCTTGTTTTTAACCACGCACTCTGACTAAAATCTTCTGAAAATGTTGCAAAATTGGTAGAACTATTTTCTAAAAGTAAATGTGGTTTATCTTCTACTACTCCATTTGTTATATCGTAACTTAATCTTGGTCTATCGCCTTGTACTTCTACTAAAGATATATTGTCAAGAGAAAAAGAACTTCCACCTGTATTACCAAAAAACGCTAAAGTAGTTTGGTCAGACGGCATATTAAACTCAATAGTATGATTACCATTTGTAAAACTTCTATAACTCGCACCCTCATAATTTACACTACCTGCACTATTTCCAATCCAAATAAGAGCAGTTGCTGAAGCATCAGATATAGTAAAAGTTAATTTATATTTTTTTCCACTTGTTAATGTCAAGCCTGTTTGATATAAGTTATTAGTAAGAGAATCGTCAAAATTTGCTTTATCTGTAATATTCCAACCTGTGTTTGATGTTATAGTCCATCTATCATTAGGGTCAACTTGTTTTACTGATACGTTGTCTATTAAAACATCAACATTGGTAGATGACCTTATAAAAAGAAATTGTGTGTTTGAAGCAGTAAAGTAAAAAGTATTAGTACCCTCTACTAAAGTAGGATTAAATAAGTCTGCACCTGAACCTGTTTGTAATTTTATTGTTCCTGAAGTATATGCTACATCTACAGTAAATTTATAAGTTTTACCTGAAGTTAGAACATTTTGAAAGAAAATTAATGCAGGAGATGTTGTTGTGCTTTGGTATCTTGCACCTTGCGATGTCCAAGTTACCGTGTGGTCTGCATCGCTATTTCCTGAAATACCCCAACCACTTAAATCCGTTGCGAAATCTCCATTAGTAATTAACTCGCTTCCTAATTCACTAAAGTTTCCGTTTTGTACTAACTCACTTGAGAAATATCCTACTTCTTCTATTAAGCCATCTCGATTGATTCTTGTTGCGCCTGTACTTCTCTCGAATTGGAAGTCGCCTTTACCATTATTAGGTAAAACTGAATGTAGCTTAGAATCGCTTACAGCACTTGGTATTTGTAATAAACTTGGGATCATAATATATAATTGTTTATATCGGATTCTACATTGTATTCTTCTACTAAACCTAAATAGCTTAATCTATTGTAATAATTCATATATAGTTCGTGGTTGTTGTAGCCTGTTAGTTTCTCTAATTCTAAGTCAGTAAGAGCTTCTTTAAATACCATTAAACTTTTTACATTGCCATAAAAGTCGTTATTACCTGCGCCATCATCAAAAGCTAACTCTTTAAGACCTGTAGGCACAGCACCACTTGTGTCATTTGCTACTTCAACTCCATCTATGTATAAGCTAAAATCATTAAGTTTGTATTTTAAAGCGATTTTTGAAAAAATGGTTATATCATTAGCAGAATAAGTTGCATCAAAAACAGAGCTACTTGAAGAAATAACTTCTGCTCGTATTTGATTAGTGAAATTTTTATAAGAAATATACATTCGATTGGCAGTTGTTCCATCTGAAATAGATATTCTTCTATTTGTAGCATCATCAGCTAATGCTTTCATTTCTGCATATAGCACTCCCTCTGTAGAGTTTATTAAGTCGCTGTTTCCTGCATTGTTTGCTGCATCTGCACTACGAGTAACTGCACTTCCTGAGGTGTGTATTAGAGATGTTGCATAGCTTCCTATTTCGTGTTGTATTCCATAAATATAAACACCTTTACTTGTGCTTCCTGCAAAAGATGGATTTCTTCCTGCATCAGTTAAAATAGGTACTAATATAAACCTTGAATTATCAGATACAGATGCTGTAGCAGTTATAGATATTCTATACCAATCATTAGGATAAGAAACTATATTTGCGCTATAAGTACCCAAATCTCCTGTAGCTAATGTACCTTGTGCTAAATTGAAATTTTGATATTTAGATTCAAAACCTGTAGAAGTAGCAATCTGCACAAAATCACTACCTGCTGATTTAACAAAAATACTATAAGTATAAGTCGTATGTCGTACTCCTGTATATGTTGTTTTTTCAAAATAATGTGTTTGATTTGTAGTATCAGAGCACACGAGTTTTTTTGCATTTACTAAACCATCAGGAGATACAACATCAGTTGAGCCAAAAGACGTGTCTTTTTTTAACCAAGATGAATCGGTAAAATTATTATTATGAGTATAACTATTTGTTCTGCTTGGCTCAAGCAAGATACTCGGCTCTCCGTTTGTGTAATCTATTCTTGGTATGTCTAATCTGTCTGTTGTTTGTAGATAGTCTTTTGGTTGGTCGCCTTTTACTAATTGTGCATCTTGTATATAAATAAAACCTGAAGTAGTGCTTGGTGTTAATTCTCCATCACTTGGTTTTAGTTGAAAAAACCCTGCTGCACTTACATCTTGCGTAAAAGAGCATCTATACCATCCATCTCCTAAATTTTGCATATTAGCATTACTAACAGAAGCATCTTTTGTTCCTATCGTTCCATTAGATAGGTTAAACCAAACAGCAAACCCTGAGCCACCTAAATTTACTATTCCAAGATGTGATAAAGTTCCTGCTTTAGCAAATATACTTGCAGTTGTAACCCCTGTAAATGTTCTTGCCTGATGTATTCCTGAAAAAGTTTGTGTGCTTACTGCATTTAGTTTCCAAGCATTATTTCCAAAATCTTTGTCAGGCTGACCTCCTGTTACAGTACCACCTTGAAAAAGAGTCCAAGTTGTGTCAAATTGATTAGATTGTAACACTAAATTATAAGGCACATCTTCTATAAGATAATCTTCGTTTAATCGTGTACCTGTTGAGTTTCTGTCAAATTGAAAGTCGGCATCTGTTACTTCTTGTATTGATAATTTTGTAATATTTGTAGTTCCTGATGTTCTTTGTCTTATCCATAATTGGGCGTGTAAACTAACAAATGTATGCACACCAAAACCTGAGCCATATTCATCTCCATTACCATTACCTGCACCTAAAGTAAAACCTGAAGATGTAGTATTTCCTTGTATTTCTATTTGAAATCTTCTACCTACTGTTAAAGTATATACACTTGTCTTAGAGGTAATACCATCTAAACTACCACCTGTTGAAGTAAATGTGTCTGCATCTGTTATTGATGATGAGCCATTTGCATTAAAATCATTAGATAGGTTTACAGGGCTTGATGTTAGGCTACTACCTAAAGCATAAGCAGGTTTTATAGAATATAAGTAGTCCTCAGCATAAGCTGTAGGTGTGGTTATTATGGATGCTTTCTTAAGTAAACTCATATCTTAATCTTCTAAGTTTTCTAATAGTTGTATAGTCATTGTGTTGTTCTCGTATATTTGCACTCTCCTATTCAAATCAGAAGTGTGGTACTCTATTTGATATACGTCTGCCCAATCAATCGTTGAGGTTGCGTTGCCCCAATAACTCTCGCTGTATGATTTTCCCCAATTTATTGTATTTGCCATCTAAATACTCTTTTAATTTAATTATATTTTTATTCTTTGGTTTGTATATCACAATACCCATCCGTTAAATGTAGCATCACTATCAGGATATACGTCTCCTCCTGTGTTCTGATTATACTCAGGAAATAAATTACTGTTGTTGTTGATGTAATCTAAAAACCTTTGAGTATAATACTCTGCTGTATTTCTTGCTTTGTTTACTAAAAAGTCAACCTCATTCTTAGAAACTGATTCTGAGTTTTCGCTTGTGTGCTTAAACACTCCTCCGTTCTTGATCTGATAAGCTGCATAAGGAATATACTCTGCTTGTGCAAACCAAATTAACATAGGCTGTACATATTCATTTACTAAGGTTTCATAGTTTCCTGACAAACCTGATCCTGCAATGTCTGCACCTATTTTGTCATATAGTTTAGTTCCTAAGTAGTTTCTTATTTCGATTTGTTGCGCTAACTTAATAAACTGTATAAATTTATCTGTATCAACATTACCATCAATAATACTGTTCTTGACTAAATCTGTTCTCGATATGAATAATACTGTTGCCATAATTATCTACTTATTCCTATTTTCTTAGCGTATGATGCTGTATATCCTTTGTAAGGCATATCCTTTGGTGCTACAGGTACTTTTTGAGCATTTTTAGGTGCTTTAAAACCTTTACTCTTAGCTTCTGAGCTTGTTATTTCTGTACCTAACCCATTACCACCTTTTTTTGCATAAGTCTTTCTAAACCATTTGTGTTGGCATCTTGCTCCACCTTTGTAAAGCCATATAGAATATGTTGCTGCTCCACTTTTTCCAAACCCTGCATTTACAGCCTTTTTACTCATAGCCATAATATCTTCTTTACGATATACTTTATTTGCTGCTACCATTTTCTTACAAAACTCTCTTGAAGTTGGTTTAACTCTTGCAGGACTGTATATATATCTAACGAGGAATGTTACACCTTTTTGTGATTCTTGTTTAGATTTACCATCTTGTTCACTTTCTCTATAAGGTGTTGCTTTACCTACTCTTGCTAATTCTGTTTTGTTTAAATCTTCTACAACCTCATCCATTTCATCTTCAAAGTCATAATTAACTTCAGACTCATCTACAATGTCATATTCTTTTAACAAATCCTCTTCGCTTTGACCTAAACTTATTAATTCATCAGCGATCTCATTATCTATAGGGTTGTCTTTGCTTAATTTAACTCCTGTTTCTTCTTCCTTAGTTTCTTCGTCTTCTACGTTCTCTAAGTCTGTAAATTCAAGTGGCTGAAGCGTTTTAAAGTATAAATTAAGAGCTATATCATTGTAAGCTAGTATTTGGTCAAAGGCGTCTATTAAAAGCCCTTGAAAGCCCTTAATTACTAAGTTATCAAACAAAATAGAAGCTGTTTTTAATTCGTCAGCGTTATTACCAAGACCTGTACTATCCTTAATACCAAATAACATAGGACTTACAACCCTGTGAGCTACCATAATCTTTTTAGAACTTTCATCACTTAAAAACTGATATTGATTGTGAGCATCACTAAGTTGTATAGGGTCTATTGTTGCTGCTGTTTCTGAATTATCGTTAAAAGCTAAAATAAATTTACCTGCATTACTTGAGCCACTAAATTTTTCGTAGATACGTCTTTCTATCATTTCTCTTTGCTCAGGATCAGGAGTACCATTATTGAAGTTAATTAGCATACTTGGTGCAAGTCCGTTTAGTATGTTGTTTAAATGGTAGTTGGATATCTCCTCCTCTAATTCAGCGTATTGTGTTCCACCTTGATAATCTACAGGACTATAATACTTAAAACCTGCTCTATAAGGTTTAATGTAAAGT